TCTTTTATCATTGTTCAATCTTTCTTCATATTCATAATTGGAAATTGGTCTTGAAACATTACCAACGTTTACTTGTAAGTCACTATAGAAATCATAGTAACTTACACTTTGTGCTGCACCGACACGAAGACCACCCTTAACAATGATGGTTCCTTGACTGTCCTTGACTTCATTAGTTTCATAGTGGTGAATATCATTCAGTGCATCATAAGAACCATACTTATCCAACAAGTAAGTATTAAAAAGTTCATTCGTCATTGGCCATTCTGAATAAACATCAGTAATATTGTTGCAGATATAAATGACCCAATCTAATGTGGCATCATCATATACTTCTTGTGCTACATTATCAGGACGATCCTCTCCTTTGATTTGATACTTTTCAAAGAATGCAAGTTCTTGGAAAATATCTTCTCTTAATTTTCCTCTTTTGAATAAATTCTTGACGGCAATGTAATCCTCTGCGGTTTTTGAACCCGTGTTACGATTGACATATTCAAAGTTGCCGATGTTGCGAAAGTATGGTCTTGGCATTTTAGTAACCTATTCCTGATAGTTCAGCATAATCATCGTTGAATATTGGTTCGAGTTCTTTGAACGTCAAATCAATTTCATAAGAAACTGGAGTACCATCATAATAAATTGCATATTGACCTTCTGGAGCATATCGAGTTGTCATTGATTGTAAAGCACACTCTTTAATTTGTCCTATTCTTGTATGCCCCTTTGCATCAGAACCTTTGTGCAAATATGTTATTTTAAATGTATTTGGTGCTTTTAAATACAGTTGTGTTTCACTTTTTTGTGCAGCCATAGATTGTTTAAATGTTCGAATGATCTTCACAATCATATCTGCTTCTGGTTTATTTCTTGCAGACATTTTAAAAGTAAACGTAAATGATCTTAACTCTGGACCATTAAAAAGTAATTCCATATTTGGGTTTAAAACTTGACCCGTTGTTCTTGATAAAAGTTTTCCCGCATCAGATCCGATTGCCATTGCTGCAAAAAAGTTTGCGAGACCTCCTCTTACTTCTGAATTTACCTTAAGATCTGTAAGAGCGGTTCCCATTTCTGTGAGACCTTTTCCAATACCTTTATCAAGACCACCACCAATAGAATCTAACGCTACTTTTGCAGCTTGTGCCGTAGCAGCATTCATTTCATCTTGACCCCAATTTACAGAGTTTGTATCGCTAATTCCACCGGGAATGGGTAAGAAAATTGTTGATAGTATATCTACTCGACTTTCTCTGGCAGCAAACCCACTAAGATTTGTAGGACTTGCAAAATCAGTTGCTCTTGGTCTATATTTTACAACCTCAAATTTTATTTTATTTTGAGAATCTGATATTTCGAGAGGATATTTTAACAAACCACCAATACCTTGGTTAGTTCCACTTATTGCTGTAGACGCTTTTATTTCTTTTGCTGGGGCAACAGTCGGATCTGTTGCTCCGCCATCTGGTGTTGCTGTATTTTGATTTAGTTTTAAGTTTTTGGATTGATTATCCGGAATACCTGCATCTTTAGATGCATATCCAATAGCTGCGTTTGTATTTGTTTTTAATGCTCCAGTTTGCAAAGATTTTTGTGCATCTGCACCCAAAATAGTATTTCCACTAGAGTCCTTTAAATAATCCCAAGTTTTACCATTGTCAGATGTTGTTGCAGCAGGAACATAATTATTTGGTGATGGTGAATAATATAATGTTGTTGTACCACCATTTACTTTTCCACTAGAATCTTGACTTACTTTAGTAGAAGTAAAAAAGTATAAGTTAGTCTGATTTTTTCCTACATTTGTAGTATATGGATCACTGCAAATAGATCCTGTCGGACAAGTTATTGCCATCAAACCTCTCCCCCAATTACAAGAGGATATGACATCTCAATTTTTTGTAGAGTATGAGACATTGATAAGAGGTTTTTATTTATTTAGACGGAATTTTGCATATGGTATAGAGAATAAATCATCAAGTTCTTCATACTGAACCTGATACAATTGCCCTGCTATTTCTTCCCAGGTATATTGTCTTGATTGTCTCCAATGAAAATTGTATCCTTTAAATCCCCAGCGAAAAATTTCAGTACAAGCAATGAGTGGGTGCTGGTCGTATTCAATATCAGGCGTTTTGGGTGTATAAACAAAGGTATAAAACTTTCCAACATCAGGAATGGGTGTGACTGTTCCCTTTAGAGCCTCCATAATTTCCAGCATCATATCTTCTGGATCATTCGTCACCTGATTAATTTGTTCTCTGATTGGAAGAATACGGTTTCTCATCTAATACCCAACTCTTCTTCTGTGATGACTTTAAATTCTATGCGCCGATCCTCACAAAACTCTTTTGCTGCTTTCCACTTTGCTTGATTGACTTCATAGGTTACACATTCGTGAATATATGATTTGGTGACTTTGGATCTTTGTTTGGGTGGTCGTGTTTGCTTTTTGGGTTTAACCTCAATCACATAAGTCTTCACTTGACCTGTGGATTCTTTCACCTTGATAATAAAGTCTGGGTAATATCGATGAACTCTTTTGTCAATTGGAGAGAGATATGGGATATAAAACTCTTCACTACCCCACTCTAAAATGTTTTCATTTAGATCACACCAATGACAAAACTTTCTTTCCCAACTACTACGGCAAATAATATTATTGGGGTCACCTTTATATTTCTTTGGATGGGATGGTTTATAGCGACTTTTGATACTCTCTGCCATTAACCCTGCTACATAATATATAAGGTCAAAAAGTATTTATAAATGTCTTTTCCACAACCGTCTTTACCAAAACCTTTTGGTATTCCCGACCCTAATAATAAGGGGGGAAATAGTATTGGGGACATCAAATCAAAGATATTAAATCCAGCATTAACTTCTCTATATTATGTTACGGTCGGACAACCACAAGACAAAGGTTGGAAATTGTTTTCATCTTCAAATCTGGGAAATATTGATAGTGAAAGATTAAATTTGATGTGCTGTGAGGCATCACTTCCTGGATCTTCTTTAGCAACATTGGAATTAACAAATGATCGCACGGGTGTGACAGAAAGACACGCCTATCGTCGAGTCTATGATGATCGTATTGATTTGACATTTTATGTTGATGCTGAAAATTATGGCCCTATTCGTTACTTCGAAACTTGGATGAAATATATTTCTCAAGAAAGTGTTGCAGATTCTGAAGCACAAGGAAAACCATCGTCAGCAGCAAAAAATTATTTTTATTCTCTTCAATATCCTGATAGTTATGTGGACGAACAGGGATTGACAATTACAAAATTTGAAAAAAGCACCCAAGGGATTGGTGAAGCTGCTGGCAAAAGGGGAAAACCATTAACCTACGTGTTTGTTCGCTCTTATCCAATTAGCATTACATCGATGCCCGTGTCTTATGACTCTTCTTCATTATTAAAATGCACCGTGTCAATGACTTATATACGTTATCTTGTTAATGATACGGACGCAAAAATAGTTTCAAACTCCAATCAAACTTCAGCAAATGATGCAACGACTGCAGTAGGATTTCAGAACTCTGGTATATTGGCTTATGATTCATCCACTGATATTTTAAAGGGAACCAATATCACTCCTCTGGGACAGTCTGCATTTAATAGTGGATTTGGTGCATATAGTGGAAACTCTTTCTTCGTTCCACAAAGCACAACAGACGTTACACAACAAGCAACATTAGCAACCAATGCTACACAAAATCGTCAAGGAGTTACAAGAGATTCCAGAGGATTCTTAATACGCTAATAAATAATCACACTGAAATAATCTATAGGACATTATGCCTTTACCAAAAATTTCGACACCAACTTATGAACTTGAGTTGCCTTCGAATGGACAAACAATCCAGTATAGACCCTTTCTAGTTAAGGAAGAAAAACTTCTTGTAATTGCTTTAGAAAGTGAAGACACCAAGCAAATTACAAATGCAATCAAAGCAGTCATTAAGAATTGCATTTTAACTAAAGGTATTAAAGTCGAAGATCTCCCTACATTTGATATTGAATATTTGTTCCTGAATATTCGTGGTAAATCTGTAGGAGAAGATATTGATGTAAATATTATTTGTCCTGATGATGGTGAGACACAAGTTCAAGTCAATATCAATCTTGATGATATCCAAGTTCAGAAGAGTGACGAGCATACCAAACAAATCAAAGTCGATCAAAGCATTATGATGGAGATGAAGTATCCATCATTGGAACAGTTCATTAAGAACAACTTTGACTTCAGTGATAAAAATGCAATGGATCAATCATTTGAATTGATTGGTTCTTGTATTGATAAGATTTACACAGAAGAAGAAGTCTGGGCTGCTTCGGATGTAACAAAAAAAGAACTGAATGACTTTTTAGAATCAATGAATTCATCTCAATTTAAAGAGATTGAGAAGTTTTTTGAGACGATGCCTAAACTT